CGCGTTTATTCGCGTGTACGGAGTCTTTGAGTAGTTGGCATTCATCTGCCCATTGTCAAGCCGGGTATGTCTCGCAAAGAGATCAACCTATGTACTTGAAATGATACTTTTATTCGGCCTCTACTGTGGCCGCCCTATATGAGGGCTTAACAGTAGAATCCGGTGTCACATGCCAGTGACACTGTTTGCAGTATTTTTAATTGACCTGCAACCATCTTATGATGTATTTTAAAAGATGTTCGATTTCAATTTGTCAATTTTGATTATACTTGAACATCTATCCTAGTTGTTTTTAATTCACACTAGGTCACCTTATTGGTGTATTTTGTTTTGGATAACATTGGAATTTGTGGATTTTCCTTTACGTGTTTTCCAAGGGCACCCGCCCTGTTAGTGGGTGCTTTTATTGTTGTGTATATTTTTATATTGTATATTTTAATCCTCTACTGGAGGTAAAACGAAACAAAGAAAAATGTAAATTAGTATGTAGTTAGTCACATACGGCGTAGCGGAGCGTTTGTATCCGCATTTATCAAATTATTGAAAAGTTTAATTGCAAAGTAGAATACATGGTGTATGGTGCCTAACCACCCTCTACGACCATAATCAACTAGTCATGTTGATGGATTTGATATTTCAATCAAAGAATCTTATGCGTTCGAGCGCGTATGAGATCGCCCATGTGCAAGGGTTTGTACAAATGTTTGCGGCGTGGAGCTAGTCCACGTGGCTTGGGAACTGGGTCATTACAGCCTCGACGTCGCGAATTGACGAATCCCAGAGAATGAATACAACTCTGGTCCCACATGCACTCCTAACCCGTTTCCATGTATTAAAAAGCTAACATTATGAATTTTATTTTATTATTTATGATTACACCTGTGGCAATTATAGTTACAGATATTGATACAAGATGAAGCGTGAAATGAATAAGAAAGGACTAGGCGGTACCCGCCCTGTGCGTAAACAAATTGTTGGATGTGGATGGAATGGTACGAATATGTTCTATTGCCCCACGTGGGCTTTGTCCGTGTCGCCAAAAGCTGAAGTTTCTGATGCAAGTTATGTGTATCTCGAGGATATTTTGTTTTCAAACAAGTTTTTCGAGGATTCATACACAGAAAGGTGCATCAAAGAAAGTTTCTTAATCGATAAGAGTGTAAATCGATTGAGGAAGAAGGAGGCGGAAAAACGCTCTCGTGATTATCACAGAGCGTGTATTAACCCGTGGCTCGCCGGAAAAAATCGAGTCAAGAAAAGACGCAGTGATAGTGAAAGGCGTTATCG